TGCCAGATAGTAAATTCATATTATAGTGCCCCGCAAAAGTAAAAGGGCCATGTTATTTCTAACATGGCCCACAATACATGGCAAGTATTATTTTATTAAACTATTCTGCGAATAACACGTTTGAGGACTTCGTTGATAATTTCGTCGTCTGTGACTAAATCAACATTATCGAAAGCCAAAGACTCTTTCATTTTCTTTTTGGCATCACCCCCTTCAAGGTTACGAGTCTTTTTATCGGCTTTCATTGCTTTCTTTTTGGCTTCTTGGAGTTCTTGTTCTTCTTCTTCTTCCTCCTCTTCGCCTTCACCCTCTTCTTCCATATCTAATTCTTCATCACCTTCATCTTCCATATCCATGCCTTCTTCGTCAGAAGTCATTTCGTCAGATTCAAGGTCCATTTCACCCATATCCATTTCTTCTTCGCCGCCGCCTTCAAGTTCAGCCATAACTTGTGGCAATACTTCTTTTAATGCATCACGTAAAAATTCTTTGAAATCGCTTGGGTCTGCTTCCAAATCACCTGCTGGTGCATCTGGTTCCATATCCATTTCTGGTGCTTCCATACCAGTTCCCATATCATCGCCTTCGTCGCTTGGACCGGCGTCGGCTGCTTCTTCATCTTCTGCCATACTTGGCATTGGTACAGTTCCACCCATGCCAGTATAATCTTCATTTAATCTTTTCTTAAAACCATTGATTTTATCTGATTTAATATTTGCAAGTTTCATAAACTTTGAAACTTGACTCTCGGAAAGTAATGTCTTTTTTGCCATGTATTTTACTCCTAACAAAAATAAATAGTATCAATTTTCTGAAATGCTAACTATCTTCTTCAATTAAATCAAAAATATTCGTTAAATCTTCTTGTGAAAACAAAAAATCATCAAGTTCTTTTGATTTATCGATAAGTTTCTGTTTTCTATCAATATATAGTTTGGTTCTTGAATTTCCCCTTTCAATTCTTTTTTTGTTCATCCAAATCATGAATTCTGGGTCATCATTGATATAAGCCTCAATTACATCACGTATAAAGTATGCTTGACGCTTATAACCATCCTGCATCAATTTAACAAGTAATTCTGCTTGTTTCCTTGTTTCAAGCCAAATATATACCTTTTTCCAATCCATTAGTGATTTCTATCAAGAATGTGTGTTCTGCTTTCGTGCATACCAGCAGAAGATTGGCGAATAAATTGAACTTTTGACCAATATTCAACGATTGTTCTAGCACCAGAATAAGAGAAAGCAGAACGAATACCATTTTCAAGTTGTTCTACAACATCAAAAGTTGCACCCTTGTATGGTACGGTAGTAGAAATACCTTCAAGAGAAGAAGATTTACCGCGCCAATCCATTTGTGCATCTTTCGATGCCATACCGCGATATACTTTACGTCTATCACCATTTTCAGAAAGAATAATTTCGCCGGGAGTACAATCAGTTCCTGCAAGAATTGAACCAATCATTGCGAAGTCCGCACCACCAGCGAGAGCCTTAGCAATATCTCCACTATTCTTAATTCCACCATCAGCAATAACAGAAACATTATGGTGTGTTTGAGCGCAATCAATTACTGATTCTAAACTAGGAACCCCATGACCAGTTTGTATGCGAGTAGAGCAGATGCTGCCACCACCAATACCAACACGAATCGAATTAACTCCCCAACTAGCCAAACGATTAAATCCGTCAAGAGTTGCCACATTTCCTGCCATGATATGTGGCGCATCACCCAATACTTTCCTTAGTTGCCCAACAGCACGTTGAACAAGAATGTGGTCGCCATGTGCTACATCTATGCATAGGATTTTGGCTCCTAAACTAACTAGTCTCTTGGAACGTTCAAGGAAGTCTCCTGTTGTTCCAATTGCAAATCCCACTTTTTCTGCTGGCACATTTTCAAAAATAGTTTCTGCCATTTCACATTGTTCATCGACGCTATTATATCTGTGGATAATACCAAGACCACCCATTCTTGCAAGAGCAATAGCCATTTTCTCTTCTGTAATGGTATCCATAGGAGAGGAAATAATTGGAAGTTTAAAGAACAAGTTTCGTTCTGTATCTAAATAATTTCCAATTTCTACTTCTCTTCTTGATTCAATATCAGAATACTGTGGAACCAATAAATAATCATCGTAACTATATGTGGTTTTAATTTGAGACATATTACCTTCCGTTAATGTCGTTTAAAATAGAATCTAGATGTTCAATTAAGTAATCTTTTGGATATCCAGAAGTTTGACTAACTCTGTCCTCTTCTGGATATGGAATGTTTTTTACATAGTTTTTCATTATAACATAAATTTCTGGTACGCCTTCAATTTTGAAAACTTTTGATATACTTCTTGCTGTACTATCTTGCATAATATTAAATTTAGCAAAATTAAAATCTTTGTATTTTGTACTTAGACTATCATATATTGGTGCTAATCCAGCACACAAATGACACGTAGGATTATAAAATTTAACAACTGTTGGCCTTGTATCGTTCATCGCTTGACGAAACAAAGCCAAATTTAATTCTGACACATTATTATTTTTCATAGTTTGCAATTAACCTTTCGATATACCACTTTGCTTTCTTCAAATCTTCAAGTGGTTTACCTTTATACTTATATCGTGAAATATATTTAATTGCATTTCCAGCACAAAAATCATCACCCATGCCTAAATCTTCAATATAGTCAATAACCTCAATTTTACCTTGATTATAGTGGTCTGGATGGTTTACTTGTTCTTTTGGTTTTATATCGCTTAATTGCTGCAATTGCACCCTATCAATATTTGCCATTTTATTTCTCCAATTCCTCTGCCCATGCTTGAATGTCTGTTCTGCATTTAGGACAATATAGTTTAACTGTTTTGCTTTCATTAAACACCATGACAGTCCAAGTAGTAGCATGTTCTCTACTCTTTTTGTCAAATGGCTCATTACAACCTAGACACTTATCTGGAATAAGTCCAAATAAAGCAAGTTTTTCTTGCATTACTGGATTTTCTCCACTTTTCTGCGACTCTCTTCGTTGCTTTCTATTCATATTCTAATCCTTCAACTTCATGAGGACTTGAAGAGAAATAAATCTTTTCCAATCCATCGCAGTTATTATAACACATATCTGAAATAAATTTCTGCATTTCTTTAAGAGAATCAAATTCAATTAAAGTTCTATCGAAGAAAAGTCTAAAATACTTCGCTTCTTCAAGGATATCACACTTATTCAAGATAAGATGAGTTGCACCACCAACTGAAACTGCTTGAATAAGTTTATCAAGGTTTAACCAATTAACTTTACGTCTGCGACCAGTAGTTACACCGTATTCTTTACCGAGGTCTGCAATTTTTAAAAGTTTATTGTTTTGAAGTAAAGAAAATGGAAAATCTGGGTCTTCACCAGAGCGAGTGTCATACACCTTAGCAGATGCATAAATATTTCGAATCTTCTTTGGACTAAATCCAAGAGAGCAAGCCGCATATGGCAATGTTTCCGAGGAAGTAACATAAGGATAATTTCCATAATTAATATCTAAGTGAAAGCCTTGCGCTCCTTCACAAAGAACGTTACCGTGAAGTTTGTCACGAAAAATAAACTTTTCATCCAATCTTGAATATTTTGCAAGCAAACCAGTTCTTCCATATTTGTCACGATATGCTGGGGCTATACCTTGTGAGGTTGTGCCCATCTTTGTTGCATAACGCTCTTTATCGTCAATAATGTGCTGGTTTGTGACAATATGACAATTTGGATGCACTTTAACTAATGAAGTATCTAATCCTCCTGCTTCAAGTTCAGCCAATTCTTTATAGAAAGAATCAATATTTAACACACAACCGGGACCGATAAGAGAAGTAATACCAAAGAATATACCACAAGGAACAATGTGTGTAGCATACTTCCTGCCTTCATGATAAATGGTGTGTCCCGCATTGCTTCCTCCTCCCCAACGAGCAACAAAATCATAATAGTTTTGGTTATTAGTATCTTTTCTTTTTGCTAAGAAGTGTGAGACTTTACCTTTGCCTTTCATCCCCCCAAGATGCGCCATATACCACATCAACATTATTAATAGTTTTCATTGTTACTCCAAAATAGTATTAAATTTATTAACATTTATTTGTTTTTTATTATTGTCATTAATAATAAAGCAAAATTTCATATCGCTTTGTGCACAAAAAGAAAATGCATACTCATTTTTTGTATCAACAACTTCCTTGTATTTATTATACCAATATGTGCTCTTGATTTCAACTAACTTTTTCTTATTTTCAACGATAACCATAAAATCAATAAAATATTTATGTTTTTGGTTTTTGTAAATATAATCTATACAAGGTCCATTTTCAATATAAATGTCGTTTTTCTCACAAAAATCAACAAATAATTTTTCATACTTTCCTTGAACTACTATTTCATTTCCAAACTTTGTAATATACTTTTTGGCTTTGGCAATACCCCCGCCATTAATTGCTGCTTTTGCAGCAATTTCTGTATTGAACATTACATTATTATAGCCATACTTTTTTTGATTAGTATTGTCTGCTTTATTTCTGATGTATTTAGAAAAACTTGGGTTTTCTACGCCATAGTTTGTAATGCAAGTTTGTATTTTTTTTAGTTTTATCTCGCTTGATTGAGATATATTATCAACACCATACTTTTGTTGTATAGTTTGTTTTGCCTTTTGCTTTATGTATTCAAGTTGAAAATTATTGACTACACCATATTTGTCAAACAATATATTATTTCTATATTTATTTGAGCAAAATTTACTACAAGTATTAGAATACCCATCTTTTAGGCTATTAAATCTAGTGCTGTTTCCGCAAATACAACATGAGCCTTCATTTTCTTTTTTAAAATGTTTATCGTAATATTGTCTTAGATTAGTGCTATGTGTTTTTTTAAGTGGGTTCCAAGATAACGAATAGCGCACTCGTAACCACAATCAATGCATTTTACTTTCTCTTTTGTTTGTTCCATATAATATATAGTTTATTGATAATAAAAAAACTTCATCACCCCAAAAATAACCAATATTAATTTAACTTCGTAATCCAAGTTTCTTTAAGATGAATTGGTTCATCTATGCTATAACCTTTAACAATCCAATCAAAATCAAATTTTTCAGATTTTGCAATAATAACGCCATTTTCAATAAATAAATCATTACTTCTTAGATTCTTATTTGGAATCCAATGTTTAAATTCAACAATATCACCGATGTTAAGATTTATTTTTGGCATATTCTCTCTCAGAAGCAGTTAAATTTTCAATATATTCCCAATCATAAAATGTGCCTGTTCTATCTGCTCCAAATGGAATAACATGAAATACAGCATACATATCATCTTCATCTTGGCATTGGTCCTCACCATGATTACGAAAATCATAGTGGTGACTCAGATAGACCCCATAAACAATTTTGTTGTCTGGGAATATTTGGAATTTTAGTAAATCGCCAATTTTAATGTCCCGTTGAGCCAAATCCACCGGAACCTCTACCAGTTTCATTTAGTTCCTCTACAAAGGAAAACTTTTCAGTTGAGATATGTTCTGGAATTGCTTGTGCGATTCTATCACCTTTATTAAACATAAAAGTGGTTCTTGATGTATTGTGAAGTACAACCTTCCACTCACCACGATAGGATGAATCAATTACACCAGCAAGAACGTCAATACCGCTTTTTAGTGCCAATCCAGAACGAGGCGCAACACGCATGTAATATTCTGGATTAAATGATGTTGAAATACCTACGGAAATTGCTGCTCTTTCGCCAGAAAGCAAAATTCCTTCTTCTGCTGCATACAAATCAAAACCTGCATTGCCATATGCTCGTTGTTGTAAATCAACAAAGTTTTCAAGTTTTTTGACTTTAAGATTAAGACTCATTTCTGTTCTCCATTGTTTATCTCTTTAACAAGTTCTTCAAAACTTTCAACCCATTTAGATGCAATTTCTATTTCTTTATTGTCTTGCTCTTTGGGCCAGCCTTTAACTGCCCAATCTTCAATCATTTTTCTCCAAACATCAATTGGAATCTGAATCATAACAGAATCTCTTGATGCTTCGAAGTTGCAGTTATCAAGTTGAAAATATACATTTGATACGTCAAATATCTCTTGGTAAAGATGATATCGATTATCATACGAAATAGTTGATTTAGTGCTCATGCTGCTTCCTTATGAAGATTAAAATAGGTTTTTCATTAAAACAATTTTTTTGTTCTTCAACAACAACTTTTACATTTTTAATATTATCAGAAACCCATAAAATTTTGTCTAATTGATTGTTAATTGTTTTGCCGTTATAACTTAATCTATTGATAAGTTTAGAAAAAGTATATATAGATTTTACTTCTATGTATGAGAAAAAGTTTTTACCAACTCTCTATATTTAAAAACACCAAGTTCTTTGTGTTTGCATTCCAACATTAGGTCAAATTCAAGCCCATATTCATTTAACGTTTGCCAATAACTATCTGAATGAGCCTGTGGAGGACATTTAATTTTTTGTTCTTCTGAACGTGATTGAGAATAGTGAGCAACAGGTTTAATATTGCCCCAAGTGCTAAAACACATTTCCATCGCTTCACGTTCGTTCATGCCACCAGAATTCAATTTATGATGATGTGCATCAAAAACAATAGGAATATTTGTCTTTTTATAAATAAAATGATAAAGTTCATAAGTATTATATAGACTTGGCTTATCATCTACTTCTAATGTAAATCTTCCTTTGACATTATCTGGAAGTGTGTCAAAGTTCCTTAGAAACTGAGCAATAGCAGCATCTTTATCTTTGTAGGTCGCACCAACATGAATATTGATTTTGTTGTATGGAGTATTTGATTGGCCCATCAAATCTAGAATATCAGCATGAACCTTCAAGTCCTTAATTGTATTTTGGGTTACCTTATCGTTAGATGAAGTAAGTTTGTTGAATGGACCGGGATGAAAGGTTAGACGATGGTTGTTTGCTTTTGCAAACTCTCCACACTTTGCAAGCACTCTTGAAACTTCTTCGATGTTTGGAAGGTTGTAAATTCCATATTCCGATGCCCAAGGAAACATATCAGAGGACATACGATAAAACTTAAACCCGTTTTGCTCGTTCCAAACAAGAATCTTATATAGGTCTTGCACGTTCAATAGAGCAAGTTCCGCAGCATAATTAATGCCACGTTGCTTGAAGGTTTTTTGAATCATTGTTCTGTTTGTTGTAATTCGCTTTTTAGCAGGAACATCGGATAGTGTGAGATTGATACACGCATAACCATAATTGACAGACAAACAAAAACCCCTTGTGTATAGAGACTATACCACAAGGGGTTTGAGGGGTCAAGAGTTTATGCGAGAAGTTTTAGTTGATGTTTCATAGAACGAATAGAAAAGCCCCAAGTATCATCATAGTCTGGCTTACCCATATATGGCTTGTGAAGCATGATAACATCACCTTCCTTAACTCCCCAACACTTGATTTGTACTTCTGTATTGGTATCGTCAATAGTATTCACAATCCAATACTCTTTTCCAGTTGAAGTTTTACGCTTGATAATTTCTTTTGGAATAAACCAAGTCAAACCAAGTTCTGGGTCAAACTCTGAAATTGGTGGGACCATCTTTTCTTGAAGTCTATTCAGAATTTCTGTTGGAGCAACAAGATTGATTGGATATACACCTGTAAGTTCAGTTAGATATTGAATCTTTTCTTCTTGCGAGAATTCACCCTCTGGTGCATATGTCTTGATATTTTCATCAAGGTCTTTTGGCTTACGTGGTCTATCAACTGCAACAGCAGACCAGAAATGCTTACCACCAGTAAAACGACTATCAATAAGAGTATTCATTGCGCCAGAACGACAAAGAACATCAAGTGCTTTCTTGTTCAGTTTGCTATATGACATTTTATCATTGAACAAGAATTCTTCAATCTTGTTGAATGGTCGATTCTTGATGATTTGTTCAATTGCAACTACTCCAAGTCCCTTAATGGAAGTAAGAGGCTGGATAAGTGTAGAACCATCCTCGCTAATTTCCCACTCTGTTCCAGATGTATTTACGTTTAGTGTTTCGATGTGGAATCCGTGTGACTTTGCGATATTGATTGCTTTTTCCTTATCTGAGTCTTGCTCTTTGTCCAAAAATGCTGCTGTCCATTCTGCCTTATAATATGTTGCGAGCCAAGCACATTGATATGACAGAATCGAATAGCAAACGGCGTGAGACTTATTGAAGCCGTAACCCGAAAAATACTCAAATGTTTCCCAAAGTTTCTGTGCATCATTGGCTTTGATACCCTTTTCCACACAGCCTTCGATAAACTTGTGATGAATCTTGTCCTTTTCCTCAAAGCCCTTGCCAGTTCCTTTCTTGGTCAATAGTTTGCGAAGTTTGTTACCTTCATCAAGGTCAAGGTCTTTTCCAAGTTTGTGAGCAAGAAGAGCAATTTGCTCTTGGAAGATAAGGAACCCGTAAGTATCCTGTGTGACTTGCTTTGCAATTGGATGAATATACTTGATAAGTTGTGGTGCTTCCTTTGCAACTACATAGTCCTTATCTACGTTAGCAGACAAAGGACCGGGACGATAAATAGAAGTAATAGCAGAAAGGTCAATAATGTTATTTGGTTTTACCTTCTTACAAAACTCTTGTGCTCCACGTTCAGTAAATTGGAATACTCCTGCCCAATTACCCTTATGGAAGATGTTCTTATAAACCTTCTTATCGCTCATATTCATCTTGTCTGGATGAAGATTATCGTAATAAAACTTTTTAACGTCATCAAAGGTTGGTTCCTTGATGTTGTGATGACGCTTCAAGATATGACGAATTGCACCTTCAATCATGCGAAGAGAAGCAATACCAAGAATATCAAATTTGATGAATCCCATTGGTTCCAAGTGACGAACGTTTTGTCCCTCTGCCCAAGGAGTCTGACGGACACCATCAGAGTTGATTAGTGGCATATGAACGTCAAGATTTTCACCAACTACAACACCACCAGCATGGCGAGAACAAGAACGTACCTGTCCATACAACATATCAATGTGATTTGCGATATGTGGATACTTCTTCAAGAACGCTTGAAGTGTTGGAGAATATTGCTTTACTTCCTCAAATGTTGGAGCATAAACTCCTGCCTTGATTCCATGTGCCTTCTTCGCTGCTGGTGTTGCTTCAAGAAGCATCTTGCCAGTTACATCATTAACTTCCTTGAATGGAATATTGTAAAACTTGCTAATGTCCTTAACAAGAGACTTCAATTGAAGAGTATTCCAGTTAGAAATTGGAACTACGGTAGTATCACCCCATTCCTTGATAAGAATGTCCTTCAATGCCATTGGGTCAGATACATCGTAGTCAATATCTGGGAATCCATCTTGGTTCTTCGTCATGAAACGTTCGAAGAGAAGTCCGTGCTTAATTGGATCGACCTGTGTGATTCCAAGTGCATACGATACAAGAGAACCAGCAGCAGAACCACGACCGGGACCAACAAGTTGAAGTTGCTGTGCCTTATCGGAAATAGCCTTCATTGTAAGGAAGTATTTGCTAAATCCACGTTCATCGATAATTGCAAGTTCTTGTTGCATACGAAGAACATAATTCTTGTTTTCATGGAGGTTCAATCCACGCAAACCTTCAAAAGCAAACATGGTAAGTGCTTCACCAGCAGTATATCCAGCAGGAACAACGAAGTTTGGCAGACGAACCTCATTATCTGGCATGAAGTTTTCAATCAGTTCGTGTGCAATCTTATGAGTAAGAGTAATGCTGTCCATAACAACATTATCGTCATATGTGAAACCGCAAGAAGCAGAATACTTCTTGTAAGAATCCCACATTTGTTGTCCGTTCTTTGGATAAAGTTCGTATCCAATATCGTCAATTGAATTTGGCATTTTCTCGTTTTCAAGCCACTCTGGCTTACCCTTTCCTAGCCAACCAAGACGCTTATAAAGTTCGCGGTCCTTCCAAGCATCTGGATTTGGATAGTGAGAATCACAAGTAGAAACAATGCCAATTCCATATTCTTCCTTCATGCGAAGAATATACTTATTAAGTTCATGTTGTTCTTTGATATTATTCCATTGAAGTTCTCCATACCAACGATTTCCAAAAATAGAAATCATCTTTTCTGTTGTTTCACGGAAAGACTTCAATACTGCTGCTTCGCCAGCCTCACGATTTTCCCAATAACAACCAGCATATACACCACCAAGACAAGCAGAAAGTGCAATAACACCTTCGTTATACTTTTCTAGCAGAGAATAATCAATACGAGGATAGCGATAAAAGTTTTCGTTGGCATAAGACTCCGAAATAAGTTTGAAAATATTGTTTAGTCCCTTTTGATTCTGTGCAAGCAATACAAGGTGACGACGGCGATTAAGGATGGACTTAATTTCCTTCTTGGATGCTGCTTCATCTTCTACTGTAACACCAGATACAGACTCTTCTGCGCTCTTCTTTTCTGCTTGGATTCGCTCATATTCTGCTCTCCAATCGCTAATGGATGGAATAAAATATGCTTCAACACCAAAAATTGGCTTGAAGTTCTTGCCTTCCTTCTTCATGGTCTTTGCGTGAAGGACTTGATACGAAAGAGAATTCATGTGTCCATGATTCGTAATAGCCATTGCATCCATGCCGTTGGAAAGAGCAAATTCCATATGGTCTTTTGTGTGCCCAAATCCATCAAAAAGAGAAAAACCATCATGTGCATGAAGTCCAACAAACTTAATATCACTCACTTTTATTCTCCATGTTTTTAGTTATTTTACCACACAATTCAACAAAATAATCTTGCGGATAATGTTGTTTCATAAAATTAACATCTTTATGCACCCATTGAACGTTTCCTGCAACATATCCTTTACTGCTACATATTCTGTCTAATGAAGCAGTAGTTCCTTTGTGATTTCGTTGTTCCTTTGCAGAATTTGCAAATTTCAATTCTAAACCACTTAAAGCGCATTTTCTATTTTGTTGCAAAAACAAATTCCACAAGTATTCTAATGAAATAGAAACTTCAAGGTTTCTTTTTTTTGCACTATCGTTTATTTTTGCCCATAAATATCCAGAAATTTCTTCACATCCTTTCCAAGTGTTTGATTTACTTCTTGTTTGATGCGAAGGATGAATTTCATAAGGATTTTTGTTTTTTATAATACATCCACAACTTTTTGCTGGCACTTTTTTTCTTAGAAGTTCGCTTGATTTTATATGTGCTATATTACCACACGAACACTCACAAAGCCAGATAATGTGTGAATATTTATCTCTACCAAAAATTTCCTTAACTTTTAATTGACCAAAAGTTTTACCAATTAAGTTATTGGCTCTTTTAGTTAGTTTAACTTCTTCCATTTTGATGCTCCTGCTTTATATTAAATAGTAGGCAAAAGCATCAAAAGACATTATCCTTCATACTCCTCTGGGTCAAAATCTTCTTCTTTATTATCACCCGACCATTCATCTGGGTCGTCTGATATTGTAGATGGTGCATCGGCTAATGGAATAAACTGTGTCCTTTCACATTTAAC